CCGTCTTCCCCGCCGCGTATCCGCGCGCGATGGTTGACGCCACGACTGCGGGTTCGGCTAGTTGCGTGGACTGTCGCAACCGGTCCCACCATGCTAACCCCGCCGTGGTTTTGTAAACGATTCGGTTGACCGTGTCTTCGTCCGGTGGCGGGAACAAATGGTCCGCGTAGAACTGTTTGACGGCCAGGTCGGTAAGCGGTCCCGCCGTGGGTTCGCGAATGGTCAACCCGGTCGGGGTCGCGGTGAACTGGATTTCCCGGAACGATTCCCGGACCCCGCCCGCCGCCGCCCGCAGGTATTCGCGCGGGATGGACTTCGTCAACGTCTTGGCGGTTTCCCGATGGGACCAACGGACCATGCGTTCCAAGCGCCCCGCCAATTCCATAATTAGCGGCTTGGACATGTCCAGCGCCTGCAAATGATGGGGCAGGACCCGCGCCCGCAGTAGTTCCAACAGGTAGGACCAAAACGCGGATATGGTCCGGTCAATCGCGTCCGCGTTCCGGTCCGCGCGAATGACGGTTTCGACTTGCCGGATTGCGGTATAGGCCGCGAGTTTGGTAGTCGGCAAATTCATTCGTCGTCGTCCCAATCCATCGGGCCAAATTTGCTTTCCCAATCCCGCCGATAGGTTTCCCGGTCGCGCTGGTCGGACTGACGTTCAAAATGGGTCACGACTAGGACCACGACAACGAAGACGGCGATTGCAAGGACGGAAATTACCCCGGTCGTCATGTCGCCGCCCCGTTGCGTGAAAACGGATTTCCCCCGCCAGCGCCGCCCCCGTCCCCGTCGTCCGGGGGCAAATCCATATTCAGCGCCGGGGGTTGGAAGCGTTCCGTGTATTCTTGGTTGTTGGTCTGGACGGTTTCCGGGTCCAACCCGCGTTCCATGCTGGCCGTCTCACGGTCTTTAATCCCGGTCTGGATTAGGATTTGGTCCGTCTGGGAATCCTTCAACGTGTCCCGCGTTTCGACCGTCCCCGCTTTGACTTCCAATTCGCAATAGTCGAAAAATTCTTCGGGCAGACGATGGGCCGCTATCCCGTCCCGGAACGCGGTCAGACAGGACCGCCGAAACAATCGCGTATAGCGTTGTTGCATTCGTTTGATGCTGATTAGGAACGGGGATTCCGCGACCCCGCCCATTTGGGACGCCATGCCGGTTGACGGGGTGTCGGACGAAGACAACCATTCGGGCGCGTTCCAGCGGACCCCGGCCGCCCGCAGTTGGGATTGGAGCGCTTCGACATAACCGGGAACGTTCGAAGCGCCGGGGGGCGGGACGTATTGCATCCCGCGCGGGATATGTCGCCGGGTCCCCGGTTCAATCATGGTTGCGCGGCGGTTGTTGATTCCAGGGACTTGCGGGGTTCCCTGCGGGGGTTGTTGGTTGTCAACCAAGTTGGTCACGGTCTGATTTAGCGCCGTGTCGTATTGGACAATCTCCGCGATACACGCTTGGATGGTGGACCCTTCCCCAATGGCCCGGCGCAACCGGTCCGCTATGTCCAGGGAATCCCGCGTTGACATATAGAAATCGGTCAACCCGCGCTTGATTGTCCGCTTGACATTGATTTTGGAATGCAAAATGTCTTCCGCGTCGATTATGTCATGTTTCCCAGCGTCTTCCCGGCGCAGGACGCAAAACGCCAGCGGTCGTTGGTAATTGTCAACAGGGGTTTTGACCCCGAAGGACCATTCCGCAATATCGCTGCCAGGGGGTTGCGTGATTTGTTCCGGTTCGATGGTCCAGACGCGGGTTACTTGTTCTTCTTCGTCCCATTCATGGCGCAAAAACACTTCCCCGTCTTCATGGTCCCGCCAAAATAATTCTTCTTCCAATGACGGCGCTTCGTCCCCGTTCCATTCATTGACTTCGTGGAAGCGGTCCAGGTAGCGTTGGCCTTGGTTGACCATTTTGTCCACGGAATCCAAGATAAGGTCCCCGTCTTCGGTCCGCTTGGTCTTCGCGGATTTATCTTTCCGGATGACCCGGTAAGTGTAACCGGTCCCGATAACGTAACTGGTCAACCCGTTCAGAAGTCCGATTGCGTATTGATTTGACCCGCAGAGTATGCGGGACAGGGCGCGAATCCGTTGCAGGTCCCATTCCGTCCGCCAGAATGGCCAGTTAGCGCCAAGGAATCGGTCTTGCATGGTGGACAACGTGTAGGTTATCGCACCATCGGACGTTTCCCGCGACGGTCCAGGGGCGTAACTTCCCCAACCTCCGTCATAGTTGTAAGCGGCGATTGATTCGAACAACTTTTCCTGTCGCTTCATTTGGGCGAATTCGATATTCGCGGTCAGGACTTCCCGGCGCGCCCGGATTTCGTCCAGGGTCAACAGGGGTTTTTCCGTCTTGGTTTCGGACATGGTTTCACCTTAGCGTTAGGACGAACGGTTGGTCCGCGTCGCGCGCCGTTTCTAGTTCCCCTTCCAAGGTCCCGATAACCCGCAGGACCATTTCCAGCGCGTCGGGTCCGTCGTCATGGTCCGCGACCGGGAATTCCTGCAATTGGTTGACCAGAGTTTTGCAACCCTTGGACCCCGCCCGGAAGTGTAACCGTTTTTGGGCCAGGTAGGGACCAATTGTCCGGATTCGGACTTTTTTATTAACCGTGTTGTTGATGGAATACAACGGCAAATGAATGCGGCGGGACTGCGCAACCCGCAGGAATTCAACCCCAATCAATTCCTGAAACGCGTTGGTTTCGACCCCGAAGGCCATGGGACGCCAGCGCGCGAACAGCGCTAAACCGTCTTCAACAATCTCCGGGGTCGGCCGCCCCTGTCGCATGTCCGCGTCAATCCAATAATGCCCCCGGTTATCCTTGGCGGCGTAGACGAACGCGCTGAAATCCCCGGACTTCGCGTCTTTCCCTTTGGAGGGGTCTAGGGCGCTTGCAGACGCTACCAAATCGGTATGGGCGGGGAACTGGTCATCGTCGTACCAAATCGCGCTGGAGAAGTATTCGGACGGGAATTCGGACCCTTCCATTGATTCGAAGCTGCAACCGTATTCCTGTCGATAGAACGCGGGACCCAGCGCTATCAATTCGTCGGCCAGGAATTCGGGGGACAACCGGGCGCATTGGTCCGCCGTCACGCGTTCCCGCAACCAGTCTTGGTTGGAATTCCACGCTTCGTAAAACCAACCTTGTTTGCCGTGGGGGGTCGATAGCGCAATCAGTTGACCCCCGGACACGGCCAACATGGGGCGGACCGATTTATAAAGGTCGTCCGACACGCGGGCCGCTTCGTCGATAACCAACAGGTCCACGGCCGCATAACCAACGATGGTATCAACCGACCCCGGTAGGGCCAGGATTCGGGACCCGTTGGCCAATTCGAGTTTGAAGACGGTCCGTTGACCGACCAGCGGGACGGGTTCCCCCAGCGCCCGATACTGTCGGACAACTTTATCTTTCATGAATTCGGCGGACTGGCGTTCGGATGGGGAGATAATCAGGACTAGCGCCGGGGGTTCCAACAGCGCGGTTTGAATTGCTTTGGCGGCGGACACTTCGGACTTCCCGGTTTGGCGGGCCGCCAGAAGAATTATCCGCCGATGGTCCGATTCAAGAACTTCCGCTTGCCATGGGTCCGGGGGGACCCCCATTGACGCCATTAACTTCGGGGGGTCTATGTAAAATTGGTCTATGTCCGTTTCGGTCCCCGTCAGAATCCGCGCTTCCAGGTCTGCGGCCCAACCGGGCATAGAGCTTGTCAAGGGCCGCTTGGCGCTGTTCGTCGGTGACGACGTTGACATTGACTTCCCCTTGGACGGTGACGTTTAGGGTGTCCCCGCCCGCTTCGCGGGTTTCTTGCGTGAAGTTTAATTTGTCCGCGTCAACGACGGTACGCGCGGCCATTATCCGGTCGCGCGTACGGTAATTGTCGTTCAGGGATACTAGCGCCATGGCGTTAATTATGGCGGGTCGGACTTCTTCCCGGACGGGCCAGCGTTCCCGCAGCGCCCGCTTGGTTGGACCAATCCCCGCCCCCGTTTCTAGGTCTTCGGGGGCGGTTTCGGTTGCCTTCAGCGCCGCCGCATTGTCGGCCGCCCGTTTCCGCCGCGCCCGGCGTCTTCTGCTAT